AAATTGTTTTAGGAAATTTTGAAAAATAATTTTCCATATTTTTTATCCAATTATTGTTTCATAACCAGTATAATTGCCCATAATATCGACTAATGGCATAGTCTTTGGGTTTACCGGGTTTAATTGTTGTTTATTTACTAATGATAGATCAAGTTTTTCATTGTGCCATGTATAGAAAGTGAATGTGATAGGTATTCTTATAACACCATTTGTATCATTCCAACTTAATGGAATATCACCAACAAAAATTGGGAATGCTTCTGTCATTACATATGATGCAACTGTATTTCCTGTATCATCTAATAAAAATATTCTTACTTCTGTTGAGTAATTATCTTTATATTCTAGTTCAAATAGATTTAAACCTGTAATTTTATTTGAACTTTCACCTGAAATTCCTGATCTATAATCATAATTATTAATACTGTTTAACCAATATTGGAAAAAGTCATAGTTCTTTCTTTTATTATCAAATAAGAAAGTTAAAGTAATATCTGTAAATGTTGCGGCAAATGGTCTTTTTTCTATACTACCATAACCATATCTTCTATATTCATGAGTATTTAAAGCTACACCAGGAATGTGTGCTGCTTCACAAAAGTATTCTAAATATTTTTGTGTTGAGTTTAATTGATTAAACAACGCCGGATTTTTTACTTGCAGATTTATTGAAGTACCATCAAGAGAGTTCATAATTTTAGGGATACCTATTTCTACCCTAAACCTATTAGTTCTAGTTAAACCACCTGCGTCATTTATTCTTGATTGAAATTCTGATATGTTAAAAGCCATTAGATTTTACTCATTGAATCTGTCCAAACTTTATCCTTTGATTTACCAACAAATCTTTCTGTTGGTAACATTATTGCTTTATCCCAATCTTCAGGACTTACATACTGAAAGTTTGATACAACATGACTAAACAAATATCTTTTTATGCACGGTTTAAATTCTTTAAATCTTCCGGCCGCATTTAAGAGCTCATAACTAATTCTAAGTTTTGTTGTACTATCATACTTTTTATTATTTATAGTAGAATACAGAGAATCCATAAGCTTGGCTCTCGTATAAGGGGGTATATAGTGTAGATTAATTCCTAGAAATCCATCCTTATAAAAACTAATTGGAAATATTAATGGGAATCTATCATAATATGGTAATGAATCTTTTGTCTTTGGATCATAAAAGAACATAAACATTTGACCAATTGAAGCCGGACTCATCTGAGGGCTATCAAAAGCAGACTGCATCAATCTATTTGTGTTGACACTTTTTATATTACTAGCTTCGTTTCTAAACCATTCACGAGCGTCTGCTACATCCTTCTGGGATATATTTGCCTTGCCTGCCTGTTTTGATAACTTCTGAAAAATGTATGCCATCAGTATTTTATGTTCAACTCTTTTTCTGTTAAGATAAGGAACTGCCAATTGCGATCTTTACAAAAATCCTTAGCAGCTTTCCACTTAGAACTATTTATTCCCCAAGTCATAACCTCATTAATGTATCGTTTTGTCTTTTTGTTCTGTCTTTGTGGTTCAATTGTCTGTTTAAGTGGCTTAATCTCTACAACCAATGTTTGTGTTTTTCCATCTTTATCTTTTTTCTTTATATAGAAGTCCGGAAAATAACGATGTATCCTGCCATCTATAGGAGATCTATATGGTATAAAGAACTCCTCACTTCCCCATTCTAATATGTCTGGGTGTGAGTCTACATAAAGCATAAATTTGAGTTCCCACCCAGATCTATAAATAATAGTAGTCGGGTCGCCTTTATATTTCTGAGGATTTTTTGGTTTGAAGTAGCCTTGATGTAACATACTAGTATTTATAGGAAAAGCAATGGCTTCAGTAAACGACAAGTCGGGTTTATCAACAGCAACTCCGGTGGCAGGATCAAAACAATCTTTGATATCTCCACTAAATTCAGGATCAAGTCCTGCATCTATTATTCAGAATGCTATTAACTCTAAGACTGTTTTAAAAAGATATAACTTTTTACAAAGTCAACCAAAATATTTTATGAATATAGGTGTTCAGGAATATGTAAGATTAACACCAATGGAAGTAGCTAAAGGCAATTCACTGGCTAACATTGTTTTGCCTATACCTATGTCTCTCAACGATGTTCAACATGTTGAATATTCTCCTACAGAATTGGCTCTCGGAACTGCAGCAGCTTCTGCTGGTGTTTTAGGCGCAAAAAATGCAGCACAAGGTCAAGGAGCTGCAGGTAGTAACATGGCAACTGCATTAGGTGGTGCATCAGGTTCTATTGCTGGTTTATTGGGTGGAGCAGCATCAAAATTAACAGGTGGAAATGTTGAAGCAGCAGCTTCTATGATTACAGGTTTAACAGCTAACCAGTTCTTGGTCCTTTTATTAAAAGGACCAACATATAAGAAGCATGAATTTACTTGGAAGCTAGCACCAAAGAATGCAAGAGAATCATTTATTATCAAAGAAGCAGTAACAAATATTAATAACTGGATGGCGCCTGGTATTATATCAGGGGGTGCATACTTTACATTCCCTGCTGTTTTTAATCTATCATTCTCACATCCTGATTATCTTTATAGATTTAAACCAGCTGTTTGTACTGATTGTTCTGTTAATTACAATGGTTCAGGAGTTCCTGCTTTTTATAAAGACGGTGCACCAGAAAGCATCACACTAAAGATGAGTTTCTGGGAATTAGAATATTGGCTTAAGGGAAACTTTGTTGGACCTCCCGGTTCAGATACAAGTTTAGAATATTTAAAGTATACCGCATTCGGTGGAAATAAGATTAACGATATAAGTATTCCTTCTATATAATTTTGTAACATATTTAATGGAGTTTTTTTAATGTTACCTAAAATATCACATCCTACATTTGATGCGACAGTTCCATCTACAAAGAAAAAAATTAGAATGAGACCAATGCTGGTTAAGGAAGAAAAGATTCTTCTGATGGCAAAAACCAGTAAAGATGATACCGATATTTTTACAGCTATTAAGCAGGTAGTTAATAATTGTATTATTACACCTAATATTGATATTGATGAATTTACTATATTTGATTTAGAATTCTTATTCATTAAATTAAGATCTGCATCTGTTAGCAATTTAGCTAAAGTATCTTATGTTGATAAAGAAGATGAAAAGGTATATGAATTTGAAGTCAATCTGGATAAAGTTGAAGTTGAATTTCCTGAAGATGTGAAGAATGTTATCAAGATAACTGATGATATTATCATCACTATGAAATATCCATCAGCAAAACTGTTTGAGAATAAAGACTTCTTAAACATAGAAAATCAAGAAGCATACATCGATTTTCTGTTATTCTCTTGTGTTGATAAAATCTACCAGGGTGATAACGCACTTGACCTTAAAACCTTTAGCAGAGAAGAGCTAAACGAGTTTATCGATAATCTTTCTATCAGTTCATTTGATAATATCAAGAACTTCTTTAATAATATGCCTTTTATTAAGTATGAAATAGAATATAAGAATTCATTGGGTAATGAAAGGAAGATTCTGTTATCTAATTTAAATGATTTTTTTATGTTGCGCTGAGCCATAACACTTTAGAAAACCTTTATAAGACAATCTTTAGTTTGGTTCAGCATCATAAATATTCAATAAATGATATAGAAAATTTGATACCATTTGAATTAGAAATATACTTAGCTCTTCTTAATGACTATATCAAGAAAATAGAAGAAGAACAGAAACGCAATAAAAATGGCTATTAAAAGACCACCAAAAATAAGATCACCAGAAAGATTAAAGGCTGTCAAAGACAGAGCTAAGAGAATTTCTACTATTAGAAATCAGAGAGCTGCGCGTGAGTATGCTGATCCATCTTCAAGATTAACTCTAGGTCAAAGAGTTAAAGGTGCTGCTCGTGCTAGTTTAGCAGAAACTCTTGGTGAACGTTATGGTATGCTTGGTCAATACGCTGGTAAAAAATTATTAGGCCAAAAGCAAAGTTCTCTAAAAGATCAAACAAAAGATCTTTTTAAAAAAGAAGCAGCCAATAAAACTGGTAATATTGGTAAAGCAGCAGAAACTGCATCTAAAGCTTCTTTATTATCAAAAGATCTTATTGATATAAAGCAGCAGAACCAAGAAAATAATACTACACTTAGATCTAATAACTATTATTTAAAAAATATTGATGCTAAATTAGAAGATATTTTATTATCTCAGCAGAGAATGGAAGTAATGTTAAACAGAATATTATATTCTGCTAACATGAAAACTGGTCCAGATACTACAGAAGAACCAGCAGGCCCCGATTTATCTGGGCAGTATGATAATAAAGAAGATAAAAAAGAATCATTATTATCACAAGTTGCTTCAACTGCAGCCGGTGTAGTTGCTGGTTCTGCAACAACTCTTGCAGCAGCTAAAGCTAAAAATGTTGTACAAACTAGATGGTCAAGATTCTTATCTTTCTTAGAAAGAAGAGCTCCAAGACTATATGCTAGAGTAGGTTTAAGACTTGCATCTATGGGTGCTGGTGCTGTAATTCCTGGGCCTGGTTGGGTTTGGTCAGCTATTACATTATTAGGAAGTCTATCTCTTGCATGGGAAGTTTATCAGCTATGGAGAGAGTTTAATAATGAAGATAGTGATGAAGAAAAAGAATCACAAAAGTCTCTGACAAAAAGAGGTGGTGAAGAAGATTATAAACCTGGTGAAGAAGAGACTTATCGTCCACCGCCAATACCTGGTGCACCAACAACACCTAATATTCCTAGTGCTCCATCTGTACCGAGTCAGCCGCCCACATCTCCTCCAGGTGCAGCTCCTCCAGGTGGTGCAGCTCCCCCTGGCCAGCCGGCTCAACCACCATCAGGTGCTGCTCCCCCAGATGGCGTAGCGCAATCAGCTCCTGGTTCTGTGCAAAAGGTTGTGCAAACTGGACCAGGATTTAACGTTGTTGAACTTGCCGACGGCAGTGTTGAAAAAAGAATTGGTGCTAGAAACTGGAGAAATAATAATCCAGGTAATATAGAGTATGGTGCATTTTCTATTAAGAATGGTGCTATAGGAAGTGATGGAAGATTTGCTATATTCCCAACATATGAAGCTGGAAGAAAGGCAAAAGAGAATTTATTATTTACTGCTTCTGGTTATAAAGGAATGAACATAGCGCAGGCTATCAATAGATATGCACCTCCATCAGAAAATAATACAAATTCTTATATTTCTTCAGTAACATCTGCAATTGGTGTTCCAGCTAACACACTTTTATCTGATTTGTCATCTGATCAGAGAAGAGTAATGCTTAATGCTATGGAAAAAGTTGAAGGTTTTAAACAAGGTAAAGTTGAAAAGCAAAGAGAAGCAACAAAGCCTTCTCAATCAGGACAACAGAATCAATCAACAACTTCTGAATCACCGTCTGGCGCACAACCAGGTGTTGATATTATGGGTAATGTAACTGGTATGCCGGCAGCACCCCCTCCTTCAACAGGAACTGCTCAACCATCATCGCCACCTAGCGCTACTCCTGCGCCTAGTACACCACCAGGTGGTGCACCAAGTGGCACTACACCTCCTGGCGGTCAAGAAGGAATAACCGGTCCAGCTCCGTCTAATGATATTGTTGCAACAGGTAAATGGTTGCAAGGACAAGGTATAAGAGTATCAGAACATCCTCAATTCGGCGGTGTTCAACCGGTTCATAGAGGTAGAGGCCATTATGAAGGAAGAGCTATTGATGTAAATGCAGGGCAAGGGATTGTTGAAGCTAATGATCCTGTTTGGGGTCCAAAGTTTGATCAAATTGCAGCTGCAGCCAGAAATTCAGGTTACAGTGTAATATGGCGTTCCGCTGGTCACTTTAATCATATGCATATTGAATCTAAATCAGGCGGAGGAACACCTGTAGCCGGAAATCAAATGACACCGGCTGGTGGTGGAAACCAAAAACAAGCTCAATCTGGTCAAGAGAATACAGAGCAAGTTGGTGGTATGGATGATGAAGAAATCTTAAAATATAATTTAGCAACCGGCCAAGAATTTAAAAACCCAGAAAGCATGCGTTCTTTAAAGATGAGGGCTCGCGGTCAGAGATTGGGTGAAGCTGGTAGAGAAGACAGGGCTGGATTTGGTAGAATTCAGTTTGGTGCAGATGGTAAAGATTACGGCGAACATAATAGAAATTTTTATTATGAAAAAGATATTCCAGGGCTAAACGGTTTAACTAGAAATTCAGTAACCGCAACAGGATATTATAATCCGATAACGGATAAACATTATTCACCACAGTCTGGGATAAAACAAGCTGAAAGAAACGATCCATATAAGCTTCAATCAAAAATTGAAAGATGGAATATGGAAGCAACTGCTGGTTCAGAATTAAATCAGAGATCTACAGATATTGAAGTTAGAAAATTAAATTCAGAAGCTCCACCGACAATTGTTAGTGGTAATAACATGGATCAACCAAGATATTCAACACCAGATTTGGGTGGTAATTTGCCTATTCCACCTGGTGTGCATCCGGTTGGTGAGTTCTCTGAAGTATTGTCACAAGGAATTCCTGGTGCGCTGGTTGAGAATCCAGGAGATAATAGTATGTCTATGCATAGACGACCTGCATCAGGATTTTCTGGTTCATAAAAAAGAAGGGGGATTTCTCCCCCTTTAAGTTTAAGCCTTAAGCTTTTTAAAGAATTCCATTTCATCTTCTTCATCATCATCAAACTTAGGTGTAGATGATGACTTAAATTGTGGGGCTGCTTCTTCGCGTGCCCACGGAACATCTTCTTCTTCAGCTTTACGAACAGTTGAACCAGCAACTTCTAGAACTGTGTTGAGCTTAGATTTAAGTTCATCATAGCTCTTAAAGTTTTCAGCAGCAAGGAATGTCTGAAGAGCATATTCCTTCTTCCAAAGCTTTTCAAGCTCTTCATCATCATCGAGCAAAGCAGATGGCTTGCTAAATTCTGACTTATCATAATTGCGATAACCTTCAAGATTACGAATCTTCAAGTTGAAGTTAGCACCCTGCCAAAAATCAAAAGGATTAACTGGTGCTTCGTCCGGAAACTGAGGATTCATAAGATCATTGAGCTTATCAAAGATCTTCTTGCCATACTTAAACAAGAATACCTTGCCTTCGTTCTCGGGATTAGCAGGATCCTTAACAACATAGATGTTAGAGATGTAATGAAGGCGGCGCTTCTGCGCACGTGCCTGCTTACGAGAAGGCGAGTTGTCATCGCTAGAAAGATTCCATAGATAGCTATTGTACTCACTGACAGGATCCTTCTGACCAATAGAAGTAAGTGAGTTCTCAATGTACCACTTACCGGATGGACCCTTGAAACCATGGTCAAAGAGACGAACGAACGGGATATCTTCTCCAGCAGGAGCTGGAAGGAAACGAATGACTGCATAACCGTTACCAGCCTTATCTACGGCAGGCTGCCAGAAACGATCGTCGCCCTTCTTTTGTTCTTGGGGATTTGAGAGCTTATTAAGTTCTGCAGTAAGCTTCTCGAGTGACTGTGTTGAAGTCTTTTTAAGATGTGAAAAATCTGCCATTGTATTTCTCCATATAAGCGTTGTATTGCGTTGTGTAACAATGTATAGCAGCGATGCTGCATACTTATTTATATTCCGGTCAGCTAAATTTATCCACGATAGCTAACTTTATTTTTTCTTTATCATAGTTTATGAACGATATGTACTTCTTGTATTTGAAGAAAGCTTGATCCCAAATAGGATCGTCTTTCATCTTCTTGTTCCAATGTTTATGGCATTGGGTTATATCCACTAAGACAACAAATGTCTCAATGCATATTTCTTTTCTCAATAGAAGCTTGAGAAGATGTGGATGATCATACTCTTCAATTAAGAAGTTATCATCAAAATTGTCTTTGAGTTTTGATAAATCACTTTTAATGACGTAAGTAAGTGATTCTTTTCTGGCAATCCAGCTTGAGTATCTAGATTGTGCCTGTTCATTATAAGCTAGATCCTTAATCCACAGTTTACTATCTTCAACAAGGTTAGCAATAAGGAATCCTTTTGGATCTTTGTGCTTAGCTAGTTTTTCAAAGAAGATCTTATCTTTACGACCATAGAAAGAGTCAGGCTTTACGCTCGTCTTTCCATTGTACTTGATGTAGTCATAGCCTTTTTGAGTAAAGTGGTTCTTTAAAGCCACATACTCTTTGTAACATTCAAAGGCTGACATCTTATGGTCTGTATCCATTTTCTCTCAATATACGAGCGATATGAGCTCGAAACTGTTTATCGTCATCTAATAGGTATGCTTGGTAGATCTCCCATACGAGATCATACTTCTTACCGTAAACGGTATATCCTTTTTCTTGAACAATATCGACTAGATCATTATCATTACTATCAAATACTGTATAACCTCTACAATCTAACTCATTAATCAGATCATCGGTATCAAAGTCATCAAGACATACATCAACATCAACATCAGTAGTAATCGTAACTGTTCTAATTTGTGCCATGTGTTACTCCTACATTGGAAGTCGTGCATTCTTCTTCATGAAGTTTAAGTTCTCGGCTTCGAACTGGAGTTTAGACTTCATAACAGGATCTTTCTTAATTATACTTGCAAGGAATTCAATCTCTAGACCTGATTTTTCAGAGTAGTGAACTATAGCATCGATGTACTCTATGTTCTTATCTCTCACAAGGTTCTCAATCTCTTGAATATAGTTCACATTAAAAATAAGATCTTTCATTATTTACTTTCTTTAATTTGGTAGGGGTGCCCGGATTCGAACCGAGTCAAGAACGCTAATCGGGCGCTAAAGGGATTATAAGGCCCTCCCGTGTACCAACACCCACCCCCATAAACTTTAATGATTGTTGTATTGTTTACGCCATATATAAGAGTCTAACCTCACAACAAGACCGGCGAAAAGATCAACCAATCTGCTATTCCAAAACCAATGATCATAGCGGTTAGACATATACGACTCCCTAAAAATGGTGATCACTAATGGATTCGAACCATTGACCCACAGCTTAGAAGGCTGTTGCTCTATCCTGCTGAGCTAAGTGACCAATAAAAACTGTGAGGGGATTCTGTTTCCAAGCTCCCCTCGAGCTCATGCTTAGGCAGCTACTGCCATAGCGAAAGGTGCATTATCGTTTGCATCTATACGTTGCTTTTGGTCTCTTCGTACCTTTACTACGCACGTCGATCCTATTTCGCCCCCATCAAAGATACACAACATGCGACTTCCAATTGGTTGCAATCCTGTTAAACAAGACCGTGTGTATCTGTGGTGGAGGCGGCGGGTACTGCCCCCGCGTCCGAAACGTTTATTCTGAACGCCTCAACGACCTCAGCATAATTATTTATACCATTAATGTGTATTCTTGTACACAGTTAATTTGCCTTTTTCTACTTTAAATGTGCAACTCTTGATATCATGGAATCGTTCACCACCATATCGTGAGTAGTCGCGACCACCATCAATGAAGAACCCATCGTACTGTCTATAGTCATGGCGATAACGACTGTAGTAAGCAGTATCGTCAACAATGATTCCATGGAATGGTTCAGTCGCCGTGATTCCATTTGAGATCATGACATGGCCTGAATCATTGAACCAAATAGCAAAATAGTTTGATCCTTCCGGATGTGCTTCTTCACTGTAGAAGATGGCGGCTGGAAAATTACACCAGCCGCCATCCTTGGTCTTTAGACAACTCTCGAACACAAACTTACCGTTGTACTTATCTTCGATAAGCTTCAATTGTTCAGGAGTAAATATCTTGCATTCATTCACGATGTTCATTGTGCTACTACCTTCAACAGAATTGTGTTCTCATTGATACGGAACTGAAGAGACTGATTGCCTTTCAGTTCATCCATCAGTTTACGCAGTGTGATCTTACCACCATTTAGGATGGTTTGTACAATTTTTTCTGTCTGACGGCCTGTGCCTCGGGTTGCACTAGTTTTATCATCGTAGTTGATAATGCTAGTACCCTTGACCTGAAGACCACCACGATCCAATGCACGGAACACACTAACAGTTTTGTACTTGGTGTTAAAAGTCCACAGCTCTTGTGCACCGATAACCTTCTCAGGGTTAACAGATGCAACCTTGTACTCGTTGTTCTCTTTTTGGAACTTGAATGCCTTCAGTTTCTTTTCAACTGAGACAGGGCGCTGCTTACGAGGAGCACGAGTCTTCTTGGCAACGTTGCCATACTTCTCGGCATCCTCGATAAGACGATCAAAGAACAAGATACGCTCTTTGATCTGTGACTTCTTCATATAGCCATAAGCTTCCTTAAGCTGATCATCCTTGCCCTCGAGGGCTTCGATGAGTTCACCGAGCCATGGTGTATACTTATCCACGATGCGAGTCGCATACATAGCAGGAACTTCATTTGACTTGAGATAGTCATAGAGATTGAAGTCACCCTTTGTACCATAGTCAGTGTCATCGATCATGCCCTCGATATCGCCGATGATCTCGTGCGCACGCTCGCGCATGCGATCTTGGATCGACATCTTGTTAACCACAACTTCTGACTTATCAGTCTCAACGATACGCAAGAAAGCTTCCTTCAACTTGGTCTCAATGAAAGCAAGATTTTTTTCAGGAAGGACACAACCACGAGAGAGCAGCCGCGTCAGTGAACCAACTGTGGTTGGGAACCAAGCATCAGGAACTTTAGAGATCAACTTGGCTTCACGATCACGCTTGTTGGCCTTAAGCCAATCACGAGTGTACTCTTTGCACTCATCAACAGTGACCATAGTATTATACCAGTTGAGAGCTTTGCCCAACTGAGTCTCATTGAGTTCGCCCTTAAGATCAGGTTCTTCACCCATATACTTAAGGTTAACAAGATACGCCTCGGACCGTGTGACCCGCGGTTTCTTGACCTTGGTACGCTTGATTAGGGAAGGACGTCTAGCCATGATTATCACCTCTCATAAGATTATTATACCAAGTCCAACCGGAATGTACACAGTTATTTTCGGACCCATCCGATCATATGTATATATTATCATATTGAACGGGAAAGTACATCAATTTTTTTTATAAAAAGTAGCATTTGGCTGTTTACAAACGATCAGAAGTTTGATAGTATCAGATAGTAAGTTGAATACAGACACTAACCCCTTCAAACTGGAGTAATTCAAATGGCACATATGATTGAGATGATGAACGGTAAGGCGCAGATGGCTTATGCCGGTGAAACCCCATGGCATGGTCTTGGTACCAAGGTTCCTGCCGATCTGACTCCTGTCCAGATGCTTGAGGCTGCTGGCCTTGACTGGACAGTATCCAAGGTTCCAGCTTATGCCGAGATTGCTGGCAAGAAAGTCCCTGTCGGTCGCTCTGCCCTCGTCCGTAACCTTGATGACAAGGTCATCGACGTTGTGTCTGATGACTGGAATGAAGTTCAGAACCAAGAAGCTTTCGAGTTCTTTAACGACTTCGTTCTCTCTGGTGACATGGAGATGCATACCGCTGGTTCTCTCCGTGATGGCCAGATCGTTTGGGGTCTTGCTAAGGTCAAGGAATCCTTTGAGCTATTCAAGGGTGACGTTGTTGAGTCCTACCTCTTGTTCTCTAACTTCCACAAGTATGGTTTCTCTACTGACGTTCGTTTCACTCCCATCCGTGTGGTGTGCAACAACACTCTGACGCTCTCACTCAACTCTGCTGTCGAGCGCATGGCTAAGATCTCACATCGTACCAAGTTCGATCCTGATAATGCAAAGTTGATGCTCGGTATCGCTGCTGACAAGTTGGCTAAGTATAAAGAAATGGCTGGCTTCCTTGGTTCTAAGAAGTTCAATGACGAGTCTATCGTTGACTACTTCAAGCGTATCTTCCCTGTGACTGGTGCGACTGATAACACCAAGAAAGAGCTTTCCAAGAATGCTGGTATTGCTCTTGAGGTTCTTGATCAGCAGCCTGGTGCAGAGTATGCGCAGGGAACTTGGTGGCAGGCTTTTAATACTGTTACCTTCATGACTGACCATGTCATGGGTCGCAATCAAGACAACCGTCTTGCTTCCTCATGGTTTGGTACTAACCGCAACCTCAAGACTCAAGCTCTCGAAGTTGCTATTGAAATGGCGGAGGCTGCGTAAGCAGCCTCTCTTTCACAGGAGATATATAATGAAGAGCGAACTTGAAATCCTCGTTGAAGAAGACATGATTGCTGCCGGATATGATCCTACTATCTGGGCAGATGTTCTAGAATATTGGAGAGAATATCTTGATTGAGATCTATAGCAAAGACAATTGCACCTACTGTACATCAGCAAAAAATCTTCTCAACACGAGAAATAAACTGTTTACAGAATACAAACTTGGTGTAGATTATACCAGAGAACAATTACTGGAGAAGTTTCCTAACGCTAGGACTTTTCCAGTCGTTGTTATTGATGGTTTCCATATTGGTGGATTCACAGAGTTGAATAAGATTCTTACTGAAGAATTGAATGACACTCGTAAGCTTTTAAATGAGGAAAAATAATGGTTACCGATCGTGAAGAAATGGTGAAGCTCCTTAAGCGAGGAGCTGTTGATATTACTTTTACTAAGGTTGATGGTTCTCTGCGCACTATGCGTGCAACTTTGAACCCAACACATATGCCACCACAGATGAAGAATGAAGATCTTGAAGCGGCAGACAATCATCGGAAAGAAAATCCTGATGTTCTTCCTGTATGGTCTATCAATGATCTTGGTTGGCGATCCTTCCGACTAGATAATATTCTCAGTGCGCAGTACATCGAAGGATACGAATAAATAATATAGCTCTTCTTAATTGAAGAGCTTTTCTTTTTTTATAATAACAGGAGTTCAAATGACATGGCATATTGGGGTTATCATCTCGTATTAGATTGCGCCGATCTTGATACACACGCTATCAATGATTATGATACAATTTATAAATTTACAAAGCAGCTTGTTAATGATATAGATATGGTTGCTTATGGCGAACCACAAATCGTTAGCTTCGGTAGCGGAAACAAAGCCGGTTACACTCTAGTACAGTTGATTGAGACCTCGAACATCTGTGCTCATTTTGTTCCTGATGACCAAGAGGGTGGTAACGCCATGTATCTTGACGTCTTCTCGTGCAAGCCATACGATAATCAAATTGTTATCGATCTTGTTAAACAATATTTTAAAGCGAAGTCAATTAGACCTTCATTCTTGACTCGCCAGGCTTAATAAAAGGATTAGTATATTATGGAAGTGAATGAACTATCTAAGAACGCCAAAGGTGGAACTGAACTCATGCTTGATCGCTTGCACGCAAGTGTAGATAAAGATCTTCTTGATCAGTGTCAGATTATTCCATCTCGTGTTAGAGAATTGGATGAATCAAAAATTAGAATTCTTTGGCAACATGACCTTCCTGGTGATCCTGAGTCTGAACATCTTAAGAATGGCGGACACGATCGATTTCATAAAATTGTGTTCGTCTCTAACTGGCAAATGCAGGCATATATCAATCACTATAATATTCCATGGTCTAAGTGTGTTGTCATGCAAAACGCTATTGTTCCTATCGAACAACATGAAAAACCTAAAGATAAAATTAAACTAGTTTATACACCAACACCGCATCGTGGCTTGCAAATTCTTATTCCAGTTTTTGAAAAGCTTTGTGAAGAATTTGATAATATTGAATTGGATGTTTATTCTTCATTCAAACTTTATGGATGGGAAGAACGGGATAATGTTTATCGCGCATTATTTGATGTATGTGAACAACATCCAAAAATTAATTATCATGGTACAGTCAGTAATGAAGAGTTACGTGAAGCCCTTAAGTCTGCTCATATTTTTGCATATCCTTCTATTTGGCCAGAAACATCTTGTATTTGTCTTTTAGAGGCTATGAGTGCTAGGTTACTTTGCGTACATCCTAACTTTGCAGCACTACCAGAAACTGCTGCCAACTGGACATATATGTACCAGTGGAACGAGGATGCATCTGCACATGCAGGAATGCTTCATATGATCCTATCTGATGCTATTAAAAATATTAATGATCCTCATACCCAAAATAAATTAGATTTCCAGAAATCTTACACAGATGGATTTTATAATTGGGAAGGTCGTAAGCATCAATGGTCTGCTCTTATTAGAAGTCTATTAGACCAACCTAGAGAATTTCCTAAACAACAGTGGGTTTATAGAACTTGATAATATAAATATTAATATGAAATCCTTTTAAGGAAACCATATGGCAAATATTTTAGAGTTAAAAAATAAGAGTAATATTATCCAGTTTCCTGGTAAAATGCGTGAAGTGCCAAAAGATGTTGATGAGATTATTGAAAGAGTCGATACAATTAAACACCTACACGTCCAGGAAACATTATCAACCATAATACCAATTATTTTTAATCAGATGGCTGCATCCGGATTTGACTTTATAGATGACGAGGAAACCGGCGAGGTTACAAATATAAAGGATGGGGCCTTTTTGGTAGAATCCCTAAGATCTATTATGCTTAAGCATTACGGAATAGATCATCCATTCCAACTTATAGCTGAAAATATATTCTCTCAAGAAAATAACAATGTACTTTTGATGAAGAATGATGTAATATCAGCTATGTTCGAAATTCAACAGGAGAAGAGCTAAGCTCTAAATATATCATGATCATCATTGATCTTAACCAGGTAATGATCTCAAACCTAATGATGCAATTGGGTAACCATACTAACGCACAGCTTGAGGAAAATATGGTTCGCCATATGGTTCTTAATGCTATACGTTCTTTCAATCAAAAGTTCTCACGTGAATATGGTGAGATTGTTATTGCTTGTGATAACACAAACAACTGGCGTAAGAAGGAATTCCCCTACTACAAAGCCAATCGCAAGAAGAACCAAGAGAAGTCTGAGCTTGATTGGAAGAGTATCTTTGATTGTCTAGGTAAAATTAGACAAGAACTCAAGGATTATTTTCCTTATCGTGTTATTGATGTAGAGTCTGCGGAAGCAGATGATATCATAGCAACACTTGTCCACACGCATGGTAAGATAGTTTCATCTGATGGAGATGAAAAAATCCTTATTCTCTCTGGAGATAAGGATTTCATCCAACTTCACATCTATTCTAACGTTCGTCAGTATGATCCTGTTCGTAAGAAGTTTATAGAGCATAATGATCCTGAACGTTTCCTTAAAGAACATATCCTTAAGGGTGATTCAGGTGACGGTGTTCCTAATATCCTATCTGCAGATGATTGTTTTGTTGTTGGTCAACGCCAAAAGCCGCTTACTGCAAAAAAGATGGATGCGATCCTTGAAGAAGGATTAGAAGGTAAGATTAATCATCCTCTATTTAGAAACTTTAAGCGTAACATGCATCTAATCAATCTTAGTTTTACACCATGGGAAATTAAAGAAAAGATCCTTGCACAATATGATGAACAAGATGAACGTGATCGCAGCAAGATGCTAAATTATTTTATCACTAATAGACTTAAAAACTTAATGGAAAGCATTGGAGAATTTTAATGAGACTGAGTATTTCTGAAATCCTAGACAGGGTTTCGAAAGCAAAAACTAAACAAGAAAAACTGGATCTTTTTAGACAATACGATAATCCAGTTCTTCGTTCTATCTTGAAACACACTCTAGATAAGAATATTGTTTTTGATTTGCCAGAAGGTGCGCCACCATATAGACCCAGCGATCATGTTGAGAGCCAAGGTATGTTGTACTCAGAGGCAAGAAAACTTTACCTATTTGTTAAGGGCGGTCATCCCGGTCTTACAAATCTCAAGCGCGAATCGCTGTTCATTAACTTGCTTGAGGCAATAGATCCTAAGGATGCAGAGTTAATTGTATCCATGAAGGATAAGAAACTCCCTTATAAGGGAATTACAGAGGCACTAGTAACAGAGGCATTTCCAGGGCTGATCAATGAGCAAGTCAACGTTTAAAAAGTTTAAGAAGAACGATTATTCTTATGAAGACGATGATGAGGATTACTATTATGATAATCCTAAAAATAGAGTAAATAAGAAAGAAAGCAAGCGTTTTGAACGTGCGCTTAAAACTAAAGATATTGATGCACTCGTTGAAGAAGATGATTATTATGATGAGTGGCCAGAAGACGAAAGACGCTAATGCCTACATATAAGTTTCGTAATAATGATACAGGTGAAGAGTATGAAGAGTTCATGAGCATCTCAGCTCTTGACCTATATCTACAGGAGAATACCAATGTAACTCAACTTGTAAATGGTGCTCCAGCCATTGGAGATAGCATCAGATTAGGACTTAGAAAGCCTGACAGCTCATTCAGAGATATCTTGAAAAATGTGAAGAAAGAACACTCGAGAGGAACTACTAAGTCGACTGTTAATACATTTTAATTATAACAATAAGAGAAGCAATGACTCAACAACAAACAAGACTCAATAAGAAACAGAGAAGAGCATTAAGAGAACAGGGAGTAAGATTAAATAGTGAAGCAAACTTTAGGGTTAACTTCAATCTCAGAGAGATAAAACCTTTAACGACTAATCAGCAAAAAACATTTGATGCGTTTTCCTCAAAGAAAAATCTAATGCTTCATGGCATTGCTGGAACAGGAAAAAGTTTTATCTCATTATATCTATCTCTAAGAGAATTGTTTGATGGTAATTGCGGATATAAAAAGGTCTATATTATTAGAAGTGTTGTTCCAACACGTGATATGGGTTTTCTCCCAGGCAATCAAAAAGAAAAAGCTAAAGTATACGAAGCACCATATTATGCAATTTGTTCAGAATTGTTTAATAGGGGTGATGCTTACGATGTACTTAAGACAAAAGACTATGTAGAATTTATTAGTACATCATTTGTTCGTGGTATAACCCTAAATGATTGTATTGTTATTGTGGATGAAGTGGCCAACATGACTCTTCATGAGTTAGACTCTATCATTACACGTATCGGTAGAAACTGTAGAATTATATTCTGTGGTGACTTCAGACAATCTGACTTTACTTATGATAAAGATAAGAAGGGTCTTATTGATTTTATGAAGATCTTGCAGAATATGAAAGCCTTCAGCTTCGTTGATTTTAATGTTGATGACATTGTTAGGTCATCATTAGTGAAAGAATATATCGTTGTTAAAGACAGACTTCAGATCGCGGCTTAGCACAGCTCGACCTTCATACGTTAGAGGCAAAGTCTTCGAACATTCCTTTGTGGAGTTTGAAGACTTCGAAGCACGTATCATTGATGGTAAAAGATATTACTTTGCTCCAGACGGAGGAAGGTATCCATCAGTGACTACAGTGCTAGGTCAACATAAAGATAAAACACATCTCCAAAAATGGATTGATAGTGTTGGTGAAGAGCGTGCAGAACAGATTAAGGTGCAGGCCGGCAATCGTGGCACTGCACTTCATACTATCTGTGAAGACTATCTTCTTAATAAAGACGTTTATCCAGAAGGTGTGATGCCAGCAAACATAATGACATTTTCTAATCTTAAACCTGTATTGGATAAGAGAGTTGGTAAGGTGTTTGCTGTTGAAGCTCCTCTATATTCTAAGAAGCTTAATACTGCAGGTCGAACAGACTGTATTGCTGAGTTTGACGGTGTTGTCAGCATTGTCGACTTTAAGACGTCTTTGAAACCAAAGAAAGAAGAGTGGATTCAGGATTACTTCTTACAGGCTACATGTTATAGCCTTATGGCTGAGGCACTGACTGATCTTGAGATTCCTCAGATCGCTATTATCATAACTGTGGACGGTCAACCGGAACCACAGGTTTTTGTGAAGAATAAATATCTTTACATAGAAAGGGTTTTAGAAATCTTTGGCTAGGGAGGACGAGAATGGATATTACTATCTACGGAAAGCCAAGCAAGTGTCAGAGAAAAATCATTAGGAAAGCTGCACACTATTATGCATCTTGCCTAATGTCTAATAGACTATCAAGTAATGTATACGTTACAATAAGATTCAAAAAGAATCTCTTTAAAAAAGAAGATTTTTATGGAGTATGTGATGCCCTCGATCTTAATAGACCGAGGGATTTTGATATAGAGATCGATTCAGATCTGACCTTTAAACAAACTCTTAGCGTATTAGCGCATGAGCTTGTCCATGTTAAGCAATATGCAACTGGGCAACTAAGAGATTATAATACATCTAAAAAAATAAGATGGAAAGGTGATATTCATATTAGCGAGTATGGATATGATAATATCGATACATCATATTGGAATGCCCCCTGGGAAAAGGAGGCATACCGTTTAGAAAAAACTTTAACTAGAAAGTTTATGAGACACTTACGGAATCAATAGTTCCGACTTATAAACACTCTCAAGTTTAATTCCATCTTGTGTAAACTTTACAAGATTTCTTAAACTCTTTTCATTAATTTGCTTCTTGATGATGTTATAAGCTTTAGTCATATCTTCACCAATGAACCATTCATAATCACCACTATCCTCATCAAGGGCCTTCTTAGCTGCAGGATCAGCAATCATCTTTCTAATAGATGCTCTGATGTGCTCTGCATTTGGATTTGACTTACCAACCCATAGACTCTTCTGAAGAACATCTCTAAAGTTCTTAACAAGAACA